CATCCTTATTGAGATCAGTTCCAAAGGGTTTGAAGATTTTACTTTGTTCTTTCATCATTCTGAAGGTTTAAAGAAATTCATCAAGTTTGTTTTTCTCATGTCCTTGTAACCTTGTTTGTCATTTAGAGCTAAATCTTCAGGTGAATCATATCCACCAAACCTTCCTGCTTTTGCATTGCTTACATTGGCAGATTGTGTTTTATTGATGTCAGTAGCAATTTTTGACAAGGTTTCCAAGTCAGTTGATTTGTAATTTTCTCTAATATTCTCAGGCAATCTATTGAGTAAATCTTCCCTCATTATCCCCTCAGCTTGAATGAATTTCTCTTGATAAGGTTTGACTTTCTCATATTTGTTTTTATATTCTGAAGCGAGTTCCTTATATTTCTCTTGTGATTCCATCATCTCCAACTTCCTAGCTTCATCTTCTTTATCTCTTTCCTCGTGTCTTGCTTCAGATACCTGAGCTCTCTTGCGATACTTTATGCTGTCTGCAATTAATGACTTTTCTCTTTCACTATAAGCATTGTCATTGTTCTGGCTATCAGTTGCCACCTCTTTGCTCTCCTGAGCTTGTGTTTCTTTTAACATACTGTTATTCTCCTTTTATTGTAAATCTTCATTGATTATATCTCTCATTATTCTGTATAATGAAAGAGGATACATAAAAGTCCCCATCAATACACCAAACAATGATGCTCTCCCACTGTGAATGAGATTCCTCAATTCAGGTGAAAAGAGCCATGTAAACAACACTGCAAGGTATCCTGTGAAATATATCCATAGAGCTGTTTTCACACTCCCACCTTAATGACAGTTTTCTGTCCTGATTGTTTCTTGATCTTTCTTCCAACTTCTCTATCAAATTCTTTTTTGACCCAATTCTGGATTGGTGTTGCAAGTGCCTGACTATCTGATGTTATAGTCCTCCCCATATCTTCATTCTGCCTAACTCTCTCTGCAAAAGAACCTGTCCAACCTATTGTGACACCACTCTTTGATGCTCCTCTTGTCTGTAAATCTCTCATCATATCACCTGTCAATGTTAGATCAGGAGTTGTTGATTGAGATGATTGTCTTTTAAATTTATTGGCACTTTTTCTTTTCTTATATGAATCAGAATATCCTTTAAAAGAACCCTTGACACCTTTGCCTGATTTAGTTCTGATGCGTATCCTCTCTGCAATTTCTTCACCTAACCTTGTCCACCATTGTCTATTTGGTCTAAGCTCCAACAGATTCTCCTCTTGCTGTTACAGGATTATAATTTGATTTTCCATCTATTATTTTCTTAGCTTGTGTGTCTGATGTCTTTGATTTACTTGTGACCATTGTCCACCTATGTCTGCAATTAAAACCACCACCATCAACAAAAGCTCCACCATATTGAGATTCAACCTCCTCTTGAGTAAGCTCTCCTGCTGAAATCATATCCAAACAGACATCTCTAGTTCTATCATCAACAGCTCCCTGATAGTAGTATTTTGTATCATCTGGCATATCATCTGCCATAATAGATGTCACAGCTCTTGAATAACTATTCAAAGAAGTGTTGGCAATTGTTTGAGCTTGGTCAGACCTTAGGACACCCCCCATTCCTTCCAAAATGCCCTTTTTTAGCTCGTTTTCTGGAACACCTGCTATGACACCCCTAGATAGTTGTTGCCTTACTGTATTCGCTAGATTTTGAGATTGTCCCATAAAGTATGCTCTGTCTATTTCAACAAGTGCTCTCAAAGATTCTTCTGTGATTGATCCGAATCCATTAAGATTTGACAAGACATTCTGATATGAAATCATCAAAGCATCAATGTCAGCTTGTAATCCTAAGTCAATCAGTATATATTTCTCCATATCTATTGCCTGTAATGTTTGGACAATCTGGTTTTTAGTTAATCCCTGTTTATGTAGATCAACAACTTGAGCAACCAATTCAAGCTCAACTCTCTCAATTGCCTTGCCAAAAGCAATTGATGATTTATCTATTCCTGTTTGTAATTTATCAGGCATCTGTTGGGGATTGTAATGCTCCTAAAAGTCCACCATTTTGTGGGACAGGTGCATTGCTTCCTTTATTAGTTTCAATCATTTCTTCTGCATCTTCTCTTGTTAATTCTGCATCTTTACTCATTAGGTAATCAACAGGAGTTGCCAAATTATTCTGGAATAACCAATCCCACTTGGCTCTCTCATTCTCTGGGTCTGGAAATTCAATTTCTGTGAAATTAATAAAAATATCTTCAGGGAGATTGATCCCTGCTTCTGTTTGTGCAATCACTTTCTCAATATTATACACCTGCTTCTCTATCTGTCTATATTTATCCACATCATCTTCTCTTGATTCTAAGAGCTCCAGATTGTTCAATTTAATTGCAACACCTGATTGATTCCCATTCACTCCCCAATCAAACGAGATGTGATGGTTAGTTGATAACAATGTCAATTGATTCTTTATTGCTTCAATACATTCAGAAACATTTGATGAAGGGTTTACTGAATACATCCTACCATCTTCCATTACTGTCAGTTTATTCAATCCAATCTCAATGTTGTTTGCATCAACCCTTCCTTCAACTGCAATAATTCCATCTGACATTCTAATCTTGAAGGACAGTTGTGTCAATTGTTGGTCAATTTGTTTATTAGCTTCAGCAATATCATGACCCTCTCCTGTTGTCCAAAAGTCATCTATAGGATCATTATGAAGAAACACAAAAGGGAGAACACCGTATGGATTGACACCTTGCTCATTATTATCAGCAGGGGATATTATCTTCCCAGAATAATCAAAGACAAAATGATCTTCATTTGTCCAATAAACATACTTAGTTTCCCTAATATCAAACCTTGATCCTGTTGGATTTCCCAAAGCATAGACAAGACCAATTGGATTAATGAAGTCATCATCACTGAAGATTGGTTCAAATTCCAATATAGGTTCATAATCAAATCCCTCCCCTGTCCATTTCACTCTCATTGCCATTGTCCCAATGAGATTGTGAATCCTCTCCACTTGTTTCATCTTCATGTCTTTTTGAAGCAATAAAGTTTGATACTTTTCATTTCCTGTATCTCTCTGAGGTGATTTTTTATACACTAAAGAAATCCTGTCTATTAATCTCTTTGTCAGTTTTGTTGTGTATAAGTCCACCTCATTCATGATTGAACCTCTGAACTTGTCTTGGATATATTGCTTTGTGTTGCTATATGTATAATAATTGATTGCCATTGTGCGATCCTTAAAAAAGCTGTCAATTGCATCACCTTTATATTTTCTCAGAGTGTCTTGAATTAATTGTCTTGAGTTTCTAAATATCATGCGTAAATTGTCCTCGTTTCTGGTTTCCTTACAGGATGCCTATATTCTAATCCATAAGTTGCTGAATCAATTGCATGGGTTCTTTTAATATCTGATTTATCTAGTCCACCATTCTTGTCCCTTTGACATAGTTCTAAGTCCTTAATCAATTCAAGACACTTTGGTGAAACTGTCATTCCTATCCTCCCATTTGCATCTCTCAGCTTGTAATTCAATGCGTTGATTCTATCCCTATGAGATGGAGCTTTCTTTCTTGCAATAACCTGATAACCATAAGACCTGAGAATATCAAAATCAGATACAGATGAAGTTGTTGATCTGGCTGTCCCTGATGGATCAGGATAGACTTCAATTATGCCATTCCATCTTTTCCTCATAGTTCTTGCCATCTCATCTGTGTTTGAGTTGGTCAATCTAATCTCATCATAATAGTGGATTGTCCCATCTGTAAACTCACACACAGCCACAGCAGACATATAATCAACATTAAAATCTAAACCAACCCATTTATTGTGACCCATCTGCTTTGCTTCTTTTACGTGCTTATTTCTATTAAAATTATAAGCAACCCTATTCCCAATAGTTTCAAAGGATGCTTCCATCTCTTGCTTGAACACTCTGGCATCCATCCTGCTCCTTAGATTCTCAATTTCCTCTGGTTCAACATAACCTGAATCAATTGTCCTGAATTGCCAAGATTTCCATTCTGGATCAGCACCTTGTCCCTTGTTGTAAAATTCATATAATAGTTTATAAGAATCAGGTGTCCCAATAAACATTGCAGGTGCTTTTTTATCTGACATCATTGGCATCAATATCTCTGGAATTACGTGTGGTTTCATATAGTCCACCTCATCAACAACACATTTATCCAGACCTACACCTCTCAAATTATCCTCATTGTCTGCACCTTTAATTGAAATCTCTGCTCCATTGTTGAGCTTAATAGATAAGTCTGATTCATTAGCTTTTCCATCCAACCGACCATGAAAAATCTGACGGAGAAGTGGGAAAGCAATCATTTTCCCCTGTTTGTATGTAGGTGCAATATACCAGAGCTTCTGATCCTTTGATATGCTCCCATCCAAGAGCCACATAAGAGCAAGAGATGTTTTCCCCCATCTCCTCCCTGCCACCAGAACCTTCATCCTCGCAGGATGATCTAATATCTTCATCCTCACACCATCTAATTGCCATTTCATTTATCTCTCTTAAAGATGACAATAGGTTCTTCAGATATATCCAATGTTCTATTTATTGCTTTGCCTTCAGTTCTATCAAAGATAATCTCAACAGCTTTTAAGTTACCTCTCTCTGCCAATGTATATACCTTGTCACATAGCTTTGTTTTCCTTGTCTGTCCTTCAACCTTTACCTCTGATAGTTCATTAAATATATCAGACAAACTTCCATGCCTTCCTTTAGGATTGCCAGATTGTCCCTTCTTCCATACAGTTCCAAGAGTATTTCCCTTTGCAAATTGACCATTTGACCG